GCATTTAAAGAATATAAAGTACTCGACTATGCGTTTACTAGTTTAGTAAACGGCATTTATCAATACCAGGTAACGTTGGACCGAGGAATACATCGCGACCTTGACGATGAAGAAATAATACAAATACGCGCATACCTGGCGTACAAATCTAAAATACTGCCATTGCCTGTAAACTCTGGGTTCGTACAACAGGTTCGTGGACCTTTCCTTCTTGACTGGCGCTCGACTCCTTTCACCGCTGGGGTCACAATGGCGGAGACGCAGTACATACAAAAATACGATTCCGCTTACGGAAAAATCGGAGCGCCTTTAGAAATACAAAAGAACACCGTCTTTTTAGAAGCTCCGATCATAGCCGACCAGTTCCTGTTTTGGGACAAGGTCGACGGCGAAATGAACTACGACAACAGTGACAAGAAGTTCCTCGCGCTGCTGAACGATGATGGGAAATGGTGGCTAAAGCATACATGCACACCCGTCATAGAAATACCGTTTACACATGCTTCTGGGTCGATGGTCACCGTGGCTGCGGCAAACCTTGTGAATAACGATTGGTTCCGGATAGACGATGGCGAAGATGCAATGCTCTTCGAGTTCCAGCTAAATGGATCCTACGTTCCAACACCAACGGTAGCGGCTACTGGATGGATTACTGTCGATCCAAATCCAGCGAATGTTCCACTAATAAACAACAACGACGGATTTACTCTGGATGATGGATTCGGCACTGTAATTATTTTTGAGTACAAGGTTAACGCAGCGTTTGCACAAACCAGTGGAGCGCGTGTGATTGACATCACAGCAGCTGTTTTCCCTGTAGACGTAGCGGTTGCCACGGAGGCGGCGGTAAACGCAGTAGCAGCACTCAAGATAACAGCGGCACGCATAGGGGCCACGTTAAACCTGTCGAACGACGTGGTTAGTCTTCGTGGTAACCAACCGTTTACTCTTACCGCGAACCTGACTACTTTTCCGCTCAGTTGGGCATCTTCCTTCGCAATGAGTGGAGGAACTGATGACCTCGAGACCATAGATGTCAGCGCAGCTACCACCGCTGTTGAAGTGGCTATTCTCACCAGTGCGGCGATTAACAGATCGGAACTGCAGGTAACAGCGGAAGCGCCTGGCATCTTCAACTCGTTCCAGATTTTCAGTGAAGTAAAAGGCGTAGCGGGTAACAACCCAATCACTTACAGCGTCACGGACTCCAACTTCCTCATCAACGGTATGAGCGGTGGAACAGGCGGTGTACAGTGGAGCTTCGAGATCACACCTGACCAAGATATTCTGCTGCGCACGAGGTTCTTCCCAAACGACTGGACAGATGTGAATCTTACGGGTGGCGTCACCACATTGGTGAACGCTACATTGGCCTCCACGGATAAACCTATTGAGCGTATTGACATTTTGATGAAGGGTGCTGCTGCGGGCGAAGTGAAGATGGGTGACTGGAATATTGTTACGAGACGAATGGCAGCAGTTTCCCATGAGTACATATCGCAAATGCTAGGCGACCATACGTACGCAGCGAACGGTTTGTTTATAAAACCACTGTTCCCTTCGCTACGTGATCTGGAAACAAAGCTGGGCTGGTACGGAAAGCTCAACGGCGGCTACCTCCGCGTGTAACGAGGGTAAACAATGGCTATCATCCCTGGAATCAACTATACAATTCGTCAGTCGCTTGACCGGCTGCAGTATCAAGCATCCGTGTACAACGAAGAGTTTGTGCAGCGTATCCAGCTGATGATGGGCCACCCGGACTATTTCACTACTACTTCCTTTGGTATCGTAAGTGAACCAGACCCCGGAACAGCTGTTCCAGGAACGACAACCGTTCCGCTTACAGTTTCTGTAAATAGCACCAACGAAGAAACGTTAGACATCAGCCCAGGTATGGTGGTCACTAAAAGCGGGATGTGGATCTTGCTGCCTGATTACATACGGCAGGTAGAGCTCGCAGACCCATCTGTTGGCGTCACTAACGTGGTGTATTTACGGTACGTCGTGGACCCAGCAGACACACAACTAAATGACTACTTCGATGCTGTAATCCCAGTAACGTACCGCCCGAGCTCCCCTAATAGTTTCTTAGGTGCACAGTCCCAGGTTGACACGGACACGCTAGAAGCTTACCAGGGGTACGACCAAAGCGTAAGAGATGACCTTGTTCCGCTGGCAATAGTGACCATGCAGAGCACAGAAGACCCACTTACCAGTGTGGTCACTAGTGAACTGTCTATCGATCTCACACGAGGAAGCTACGGCATAAACAGGCCCTGGTTCTCGGCTGTGGACTCGGCGCATAGAGCACAGCTAGGAACAGGTGTGTCTACCGCTACCAACCCGCACGCGATTTCGCAGAACGATTTGACTATTGGTGATTTTACACCAATGCAGCTGCAGCTGGACCACGGAATGATCGTGGCCGACGACAGGTCAATTGCAAAGATCCCCGGTGTCCGTTGTGAAGTGGCCTTCCCGTACTCGTCTGTATTGACAGACGACTCAGTAGGCTCCAAAACCACGTACCCCAACGCGGAGTATGTGGAGCTTACCAACTACCCAGTACGCTTGGGAAGAGCTTGGATAACCACTACAGGTACCACAACCGAGATGGACATTGGGTCGGACCTTGTTGAAGGAACCAATCGAGTAGTGTTCCCGAGGTTCACGATGCCTGCGGATGCCACCATCCACATTTACTACACCAAAGTAGATGCGTGTGAGCCGCCTGTAGGTAGGAATGAAATAGTCTTTACCACGAAGAACCCCGCTGAGGAGGAGTTGATTATCGCAGGTGGTTCCGGGTTTACGTCGCTCACAAATACTCAGGAGCCTTTCGCCGACGCGCAGAAGTTCCCCATGCTCTACGAGATACTGGTAGACGGGGAAGGCGAAATCATAAAAACCCCGCAGGTGGTTTACTGCCACAAGCGGCTCGAGGTAATCGGGACGTCGGACACCTTCGACATAGGGCTCTACGGACCAGCCCGCATCATGTGCGGACTAGACGCTGCATCTGGTGACGCTACCATGATAGTGAAAGTGCATCTTTACGGAAAGGATGCCAACGGAAGTTCTATCGAACACGTATTCGAGTTTGACTCTTCCTGGGTAGACCCAGGTCCGGTACCCAAGGACACACTGACATCTCAAGCGATTAAGGTTACTCCTCAGGTTTTTGCCAGCCTGGACCAGATTATAATCGATGAAAAAACCTCTGCAGGCCCCAGTGCAGCTATCATGATGTGGGCCGCATTGAATCCGTATGACACTTACGACAAGTTAAAGGACGCCTGCCATGTTGCGCAGCTTATGTGGGATGGCTTCCGCATGGCGGAGATTCGGGACAAGCGGATCATATCTACCACAGTACGCGACCAGCTACTCCGTCCGATTGGTAACGAGACGTTGCAGTATATCGCTATGGTAATGGCTGGAGGAAACGCAACAACATTTACAGAGGACTTTCGCGCCCCCAGGTACCACGACATGGTACCTAATACAGAGCGCGGAGCAAATCTTTCTAACGTTCTTCCAGCGAACAACATGAGCAAGCTGCGTGTGGGTGCAGAGGGCTACTACGCGACAAGAGCGGTTGCGGTAAACAGTGCATCTGGTAATCATTGGCGCGTAGCCTTTGTACCTATTAAAGAAACACGTGCAGACATCTACTATACTTATCAAAACCCTCCGGTGCTGTACTACTGGTTCTTTACCTGGATACCTGTTGTGATGACACCCGTCGCTGGTATACCCAACATGTTTGAGACCACATTGAGCGGTACCCCACCGATGATCAAAGTAGCGGTTAACTGCGTCGACTACATCGGAATGGTCGTCTTCGGTTAGGAGCTTCAAATGGCACAGACGAGATACTACAACTACGGCGCGACACTGGACGACTTAACGGAGAACCTTACGCAATACGCGCTGCATCCCAAAGGGGTGTACCGTGGGTTTGAGTTGTCGGTGAACACAGACTTCAACCTGGTGATGGGGGCTGGTTTTGGCCTGCAGCATGATGGAGTCGTGTGGCAGGAAGATGACGAGCGCACGATTGTCTTCACGGCCCCGTCCATTGCAACTTCGTACACTTTGGTAGCTACACACACCAACCGTCGCATCTTGGGAGGAACAGCCGTTGAATATACGCTTGAGGAAGCGTTGGCAACAAACGAAACGGTTACAAACGGCATCGTACTAGGATGGATAAACCATCCAGGATCTGGACCGTTACTACAAGAGTACATCATAGAAGCACCCAAGCTGGCAGAGGATGACTACGCGATGTTGGTTTCGCAGTCATTACCTGTGGAACTAATTCCGCCATTCACGCGGTATGCAAACTCAGTGGTGGGCACAGACATAACGTTCACCGATACTGCGTTCGACGTTGGAAATTTTCTCGTCTATGAAGAAGTGTCCAACACCCCCACCGCTATACCCCCTGTGCAGCAGTTAGTGCAAAACCTGGGGTTCTTCATGCAGAGCGGCCTACGTCCAGTCGCTGTCGAGGTCTACGTAGAGTTTGCCTCTTCTCCTAGCACGCGCCTGACGGTAGAGCTATTTGATACCAGCCAGGCACCTGTAACAGTTACTGGAGGGGTTATTGCGGGCTCCGGTGCGTGGACAGCCCACCACGTTGACGTCGACCAGGCTTCTGGAACGTTCGACGACGGTAAACCCTACACAGTGCGCCTTACCTTCGACGTTAACCAAGGCGAGTACATTCGGCTAGGTAGAGCTCGCGTTCATTTCTGGAAGTACTTCTAGGAAGGTATTAAACCGATGATTACGCTCGTCAAATTTATGAAGAATCGCCAGGAAGACGCTCCACCAAATAACAAGGTGATCTCCAAAACGCTAGGCAAGACCGGCGTCCTCTCCTGGGAACACATCAACGGCCAAGACCAGGTCCCCCAAGCAGAGGAGTTCTGGTACGTAGAAATAATGAAAGAAAAAGGAGCAGGTACCTCGAGAGGAGTGTTCATGCTGCGCCCTATCCAAAAAGTACCTGAGAAAGTCAAGGACGGGGAGCCAGATATTATACATATGATTCCTGGAACTTACACTACGGAACTCACAGAAAACACTATACTTCTTCATCCCAAAATTCTGAGCTACCCAGAGGAACTTGGACCAAACTGGATCTGCAGCTTGACAATGCGCAGAAAGCTGATGAATAAACATAGAGAAGAAGGTCAGTACAAAGTGAACAGCATCATCGTTGTCTTTAACGGCGCGACCGACTGGCCGAAGGAAGAGCTCCCTGGAAAGGTTACTAACAGGGCTGAGGCGCAACAATAGATGAGAAGGATACATTAAATGGGATGCTGTCGAGGACATGCCAAGCCTGCACCCGTCCAAAACGGGAGGCCACCTTGTAAAATACTAGAGCAGGGTGGTGCTAACGTGCGGTTCTGGACAATGAACGTCCAGGGCAGATACGGTCTGTACATGCGTGGCGAAAAGGGCAACTTCGTAGACGTTGCCCAGTTTATCTCTAACTACGGGTGCAACGGACCTGTAGCTAGGACGGTTGTCAACAACCTGAATCGCGTGCTGCAGGCGATGAACAAAAACCCCGGACCCTTCCGCGACAAGGCCGCGACGGGCGTCTCCCTGGTGCAGATATTACGTACTGCTGACACAGTACTTTCTCCTGGGAGATCTCCAGATGGACGAAAACTTCATCCTTTCACCCCTCGCAGAAGAAACCTGTGAAGCCAGCAACGGGTGCCCACTCCTAGGCAACCGGTTTGTTCGCAAACAGGTACCCACCGAAGTACATCGAGGAGGACAGAATAAGAAGGGGATGGGCGTGGACGTGATGTTCATCGCGGAGGCACCGGGCCGCGTGGAGAACGAGGTGGGGCGTCCAGTAATTGGCGGGACGGGCAAGATTCTACGGCAGCTGGTAGACAAGCTCAATGGAGGTACGGAGCGCGGAGTAGCCTACGGCAACATCGTACGGTGCCGTCCGGTACAAGACGACGACCCGAGGAAGGACCGGGCGCCCACTACGAAAGAGGTGGTGCATTGCCGTCGCAACATCTTGCACGATATCATGAAGATCAAGCCCGCCTACATCGTTTTGCTGGGTGGTTCCTCAGCGGTAGGGCTAGCGAGCAACAAGTCCACAGGGGAGCCTATCGACCCCAACTCCAAGGTCTTCCAGCTACGTGGAAAAGAGGTGGTGGTCAAAACTCCAGACGGCGAAAGTTACCCAGCCATAGTCACCTTCCACTTTGCTTTCGTCAGTCGTACACCAAAGATGGGAGGGGTTTTTGAGGAGGACATCGCTCGAGCTTTCTACCGCGCTCGTGGGATTGTACCTGACTACAGTAAACGTGGTGATAAGGTAGTCATGGTGAACACCGTGGAGCGTGTGTTCAAGCTACTCAAGTACATGGCAACAAAGCTTACCAAGGAGCAAATAGTAGCGTTCGACTACGAGGCAGCCGGGCTAGACAGGATCGACAACAAAATAATCACGGTGGGCTTTGCGTACGGCCCGGACAAGGCTTTCGTGATCCCGTACAAGCATCCAGAAAGTCCATGGACAGGCAAGGAGCTTCGTGAAGTACGGGCGCTACTGCGGAAGTTTTTCACGACGCGCAACGCACCCTTTCGCGCCTTGGTAGCACACAACCTCAAGTTTGAATGCGCGTTAACATTGGACGAGTTTGGTGTGTCCTTGTGGAACCTACCACTCGAGGACACGATGCTACGTGCGCACGCCCTCAACGAAAACAGGAAAGGGGTGGTACAGTCACCGTTTGGCCTGAAGACGTTGAGTGATGAGTGGTTGGGGTTCAAGGGGTACTACGACGAAGACATTGTACCTATGCGAAAGCTGATCAAGATGAAGGGGCACACGTTGGAGGAGGGGCCGATCGAGCAGGTCTGTGAGTACAACGGGATGGACTGCTATGTCACGTGGCGGCTTCATGACATGCAAGACAGGATAGCTCACCAGCAGAAGTACCGCTCCACCCTCAAGCAGCTAGGTCTTAACATGCACGGCCCGGTGTCTATGTTTGCGGCGAGGATGGAGCACAATGGCATCCGCGCTGACAAGGAGCAGCTGCGCTATCTGATGGCGAAGGATTCCCCTATTGTTGGGCGCATAGCGAAAATCGAGGAGGATTTTGCGAGTAGGGACACAGTAAAGGAGGCCAACAAACTATTGCTGCAGCAGGTAAAGAGGACCCGTGGGATGGCGGGGATATGGGGAAATCAGGCGAAGGATCCCTGGCTGTTTCACATCAACAAGACTGCTTCACAGAAAGCATTATTCGTGGACGTGCTACATCTTCCCACACAGGTTACACCAAAGAGTAATCAGCCTAAAATCGACAAAACATTCTACAAAGAGAACAAGGGTGTAGCAGAGGTCGACCTGGCATCGGAATGGGCAGCGCTTGACAAGCTACGCGGAACGTACATCGAGTCACCCTACAAGATGCTTCAGACGAGCCCAGAGATGCGGGACGGTCGCATTCGTGCAGCGTTCAACTTCCACAAGACAACTACAGGAAGAACGAGCTCAAGCGACCCTAACATGCAGAACATCCCGAAGGGTAAGACGGTTAACGCGCTAGCAGTGAAGCGTGTCTACACCGTCGAGGCGCGGCACCTCATGGTCTGCGTTGACTACAGCCAAGCGGAGGTGCGGTGGCTTGCACAGGTAACCGGCGACCCGCTGCTGAAGAAAGCCTTTGAAGCTGTCGCCCAGGTTCAGAAAGCCTACCTGGAAAATCCTACGGAGGAAAATCGAATACGGATGCTACAGGAAGGCGACTTCCACCGGCAGACCGCGTCGCAGATTTTTGACAAGCCTGCGCACGAGATCACCGACGACGAAAGAAGTGCGTCAAAAGCCATAGTCTTCGGCATCATCTACGGTATGTCTGTATTCGGCATCGCTGAAGCGCTGAAAATTTCCTTCAAGGAAGCAGAGAACTACCAGGAGAAATTCCTGAACCAGTTTCCGAAGGCGCGTAAGTGGCTCTACTGGATCGAGAAGCACGGATTCGATAAGGGGTATGTCGAGTCTGCGATTGGAAGGCGTCGCCACCTGGTATCTGGTTTCGTGTCCACAGACGACAACCAGTTCTTCGACGTCAACGGGAAGCGCGTGATCACAGACATTGGCAAGTACAAGGGCTATGAGGATCGCGTCTGCCGTAACGCTCCTATCCAGGCTATCGCCAGCGACACCAATTTAATGGCGTGCATCGCCATCCAAAGATACATTGAGGAACACCAACGACCGTGGCGACTACTCAATATTGTACACGACTCCATCATTGCTGAAATACCGCGTGATGACGTGGAAGACTACATGAAGGTCTCCGATAGAATCATGGTGGATCCACACCTCATGAAGCCGTTTGGATTGACGATGTCAATTCCTTTTGTGGTCGATTTTTCAATCGGGCCTAACTGGGCGGACCAAATAAATGTTGACATACAGGAGAAATACAGCGTAAATTGCCCCGAGTGTAAAAAAGAGCGGAAGGAAACGGCGTACCCTAAAAATAAACGTTGTGAAGAGTGCGGTTGCAAAGAAGTAGAAGTACAGCTTAAATCGGGACCGCTTCCCAAGGTTCTGAGCTACTGGGACTGGTGGCAACGAAAACAGAATGTTCAGGCTAGGGCGTAGGATTGGCAATTGAAAAAGAAGCACTACGACGGGGATCACATCCGTATCCTCGAAAATCTGGAACCCATACGTCTACGGCCAGCAATGTACATAGGGGACACTGGCCCTGATGGTTTACACCACATTCTTGAAGAGGTAGTAGCCAATGCAGTAGACGAGTATATGGATGGCCACGTAACTGCCATCGCTGTAAAAATTGACACCGAGCACCAAATTGCGATGGTGCTCGACAACGGGCGTGGCATTCCAGTCACTAAGCACAAGAAAACCGGGCTTCCTCTTCTCACTGCTGTACTCACCAAGCTGCACTCGGGTGGCAAATTCGGGCACGGTGCGTACACGAGTGCAGTAGCAGGGCTTCACGGCATTGGAATAAAAGCAACGAACGCCTTGTCGGAAAAGCTTTCCGTGTGGACAGTGCAGCGGGAGAAGGTATACCACCAAACATTCGAGCGAGGGGAACCCGCTTCAAAGGTGCGCGTGGTAAAGCGCAACATGAATGCAGGCACCTGCATTCGCTTTCTACCCGACTCTGCAATATTCAAGGGCACCCAATTTAATGTCGAGCGCATCGGGCAACGGTTGCGGGCGATCTCCTACCTGTGCCCTGGTTTGGTAGTCGAGTTCAAAGTAGACGACGAGCCCCCAGAACGGTTTGTGGCTGAGGGTGGATTGGTAGATATGCTGCCAACCTTTATGCAGGAACATGGGGACGCTGTACACCTACATGAACCTATTGTCATCCAAGAAGACCTCGTGGACATCGCATTTGCTTGGACGGACGGGTCCAACGAACGGTGGGCATCCTTCGTAAACGTCACGAGCACACCAGAGCACGGGAAGCATGTGACTGGGGCAAAGAAAGCAATCCAGAAGGTACTGCAGGACCAGGCTACCAACGGCAAGTACGGCAAGCTGAAGGGCGACTATCTACGTGAAGGCATCGTAGGGGTTATCCACGCGCACGTACTCGAGCCTGAATTTCGGGGACAGACTAAGAGGAGCCTACAAAACCAGGATGTGGAGGAAAAGATCCAGGCTATCGTGGAGAGCGCCCTGCGGAAGTTTGTAGCAGCTAACCCGGACGTAACCAAGCAGCTACTGGAGCACGCGGTTCTACTACGGGACGCGAAGAAGAAGTTGCGTGAGCAGCAGAAGGCAATCCGCGAGACCAAGGTAAAGCAGGGTGCCAAGAGTATCTTACCTGGCAAACTGTGTGAAGCGTCGGACTGTTCACCTGACGAGCGCGAGTTGTTCATCGTTGAGGGGACGTCGGCCTTTGGCAGTGCGCGGGACGCTCGAGTGACCCTGAAAGGGAACGTACACTTCCAGGAAATTCTACCGTTGCGTGGGAAGGTGAAGAACGCTGCCGAGGTAGACATCGACAAAATCCTTTTGAACGCGGAGCTCACCAGTATCACGCAAGCCATTGGCACAGGTATCGGACCGGCGTTCAACCTCGACAAATGTCGCTACAAGAGTATCTACTTGTTGATGGACGCTGATTCAGACGGTAAGCACATCCAAGCCCTCTTGCTAACATTCTTCGCTGCCCACATGGCGCAGCTTATTGAGGACGGCAAGCTGTTCATTGTACTGAGTCCTTTGTTCATGGGCGTTACGGCGTCGCAGCGTGTGTACGGGGATACGATAGAAGAGGTGCGTGCGCAGATAAAAGGGAACGCGAAAACTCGCATCACACGGTTCAAGGGGTTGGGAGAGTCGGAGGCAGCGGACCTGGAGATTTACGCGATGGATCCCAAAAGCCGCAACGTGCTGCAGGTGCAATGGGGCGGCAAGAAGGACCAGGCGTTGGTACTTGCGTACATGGGAAAAGACCCCGTACACAGAAAGAAAATCATGGGCGTGGTCGACGCGTCATGACCATTACAGCGGAAGATATTATCCGGGTACAGATAGCAGGACGCGAGATGAACATCGTGGCCCAGCACGCGAAGCTGGCCTCTATCGGAGGCAGGTCAAACATTCGCGGAGCAGACAGGCAGACCACGTTACGTGAGGACCAGCTGGTAGGACAGGTAGGGCAGTACGTTGGAAGCATGTGGTTGTTTGGAAGCGCAGATCCCTACATGAAATCTCGATGGGTAGCCAACCAGAACCCCACCGTGGGTGACGGCGGCAGCGATATAATCGGTGCCAACCTTGATTTCAAAGCAAGCATGGCGCGCAATCCAAACAGAGACCTACTGGATTACCGTTTGGCAGTACGTCCTCGAGAGCGCCATCCAGAATGGATATACGTACTCATCCTGGTCACACAGATGAAGAAACCGAAACCAGTGCTGGCGAACCTGATAGGGTGGGCAACCGACGCGATGCTACCGAAGACCCCTAGCACCAGTGGAGTGTTCAGTGGGGCGTTCACAGTGAAAGCCAGAGACCTACACCCGCTGCCACCCTTTCAATGGTTGTGGAGAGCGAAATGAACTTTGACGTAGAGCAGTGCACCATCTTCAAGACGCTTGCTGGTTCTCGTGTGTACGGGACTTACGATGAGGAGTCAGACTACGATTACCGTGGGGTGTGCATCCCTCCTTTTAAATACTGGTTTGGGTACGCAAGTAAATTTGAGCAGTACGCACCGTCAGAAGAAGACCTGGTCATCTATGGCTTCTCAAAATTCCTACACCTGGCGGCGCAAAACAATCCGAACATCCTCGAGCTTCTATGGACACCTGAACAATTCTGGATGACTCATACTGGAGAGTGGGAACGCTTAGTAGAGCATAGAGATTTGTTTCTCTCGAAGAAGTGTTACCACACGCACAAAGGTTACGCACACTCGCAGCTTAGGCGTATGCGTAATCACAGAGAGTGGTTGATGAAAGGGGAGCTCCAAGAACCTAAGCGGGGGGACTTTGGACTACGTGACCGGAGTGAACTGCCTGTAGACACAATCAACGCGGCGCAGGAGTTGATCCGTCGCCACCTCAACAAGTATCCCATCGAAGAAGAACTGTCGGACATCCCCAAGGATGCAGCGATGGGAGTGCGCCACCTGCTCAACAACTTCCTTGAGCATACGTTGTCGCTGACGCTGCAGGAGATTTCGGACAAGAGTTGGGTGTCTGCTGGAAAAGCGCTGGGGTTCAAGGACAACTTTCTTGAGTTGCTGAAACAAGAGAAGCAGTACCAAAAAGCGCGTAAAGAGTACAAGTCGTGGTTGCACTGGAAGAAGGAACGCAATCCACGACGTCGTGAGGCAGAAGAGAAGCACGGCTACGATTCGAAACACGCGTTGCACCTTGTTCGACTTCTGCTTATGTGCGGCGAGATACTGCAAGAGAAGACGATGCATGTGGCACGTGCAGACGCCGCTACTATATTGATGCCTATCAAACGTGGAGAGTGGAGCTACGAGAAGCTGATGGAGTATGAAGAAACTCTCAGCAAGGAACTGGAACTGCAGTATCAAAAAACTGATCTACAGAATAGCCCCCGGCGTAACAAGATAGAAGAGCTAGGGATAAACATTGTGTGCGGTTACCTGGGTGTACGATAATGGTAAAAACCGAAAAGAAACAGACAGCGGCGATCGTACGAGAGAACCTGCTCGAGTACGGTGAGTACACCATTGAAGACCGTGCGATTGCCGACGCACGTGACGGACTCAAACCTGTGCAGCGCAGGACGTTGTGGTCTTTACACGAGTTGAAGCGTCACAGCAACGGCATCCCGGTCAAGTGTGTAACAGTGGTGGGGCACACGCTAGGGCGCTACCATCCACACGGGGACTCAGCTTGCTACGGTGCGCTGGTTAACATGGGTTGGATGCGGCACCCACTAATACAGAAGCACGGCAACTTTGGCATTCGGGAGTCGTTACTTGAAGCTCCACCAGCTGCGTACCGATACACGGAGACACGGCTGTCAAAGTTTGCGGACCGGATGTTTGACGACGTCGACATCATGCCACTCGTTAAGTCATTCACGGAAGAGCATGACGAACCATTTCTCCTACCTGCTCGAGTACCGCTGTTGCTGGTAAACGGTTGTGTGGGAGTAGCGTTGGCAGTGGCAACCAATATCCCACCGCATAATCTGGGTGAGATAATCAACGCAGCGTTAGAGGTGCTAGAGAATCCAGACTGTACAACGGACGACCTGCTCAAGCATGTCAAGGGACCGGACTACGGGAGCGGTGTGCTGCTGTCGAAAAAAGATGACTTGCGCAAGGTGTACAGTACTGGGCGCGGTCGGTTGGTGTTCTCGTGTAACTACCACTTCGAGGAGGGAGCAAAGGGTAAGCAGAAGCTGGTGATCACCGGTTTCAACCCCGGCTTCGACGCCAAGAAGCTCGTGCGTATTACTGACGAACTCAAGGAAGCGAAGCTACTTGAGTCGGCGGCAAACGACGAGGGCTCGAGGAAAATTGGAACCAGGGTGGTGGTGGAGTTCACGGACCCGAAGATCATCAACGACCGGGTGCTCCCGCTGCTACGCTCATCGCTCACGTACCAATTCTACGCGCTGAACAATAAGAAACGCCCCATCCTGTACAGCTTGAAGGAGTTGCTAGAGATTTTCCTGCGCTTCCGACGCAAGGTAGAGCAGCTGGTACTGGAAGATGAGCGTGTCGTACTGGAACGCAAGAGAGGTGCGGAAGCAGCACGCCTCATTGCCATCACAGCACTTCCACTCGTAATCAAAATAATGATGGAGGCGAAGTCGGAAGAAGAGTTGATCGAGCAGCTAAGCACAGAGTTTGGCTTTGTAGGGGACGTACAAGCGAAAGTAATTGCTGACTCGTCTGTCCGTTCCTTGATGGCGATCAACAAGAAGAAGCTGGAGAAGCGTATTGAGGAGTACAGCGCACGCATCGATGAGATCGAGGACGACCTGACGAACCTGGACCGCGTGGTAGCGCGTAGGCTGCGTGAGATGCTTGAGTACGCGGACAAGCGAGGTACCCGGCTACGCGGAGGCAAGGACGACCTGGACCTGACCGTAGCAGAGGCCACATACTACGTAGGCGTAACCGAGGATGCCAAAGTGGATAGCTACACGGAGCTCCCGCTGAAGAGTCGAGCAACGTGGACGTACGTGGACCTTGTGCGGACCCCCGGCAAATTTGTTACGGTGTCGGAGGACAACATCGGTCAGTCGATTCCCATTTCGTTCATCGAGAAATTTGACAAGAGTGTGGGGAAGGTGATCGGGGTAGCGTCGGAGGAGCACGCCTGTGTGGTAGCACTGTCAAAGAGCGGGAAGTACGTAGCGTTCCCCCCCGACCAACGGCGCACGCAGTTCCCTGTGTTTAAGCAGCTTGGCGACGATGAGTTGGTTTTCGCTGGAGGGCTAGATGAAGGTGGCAAACTGTTTGTGATGTGTGATGATGATACGCAGATGACGTACACGTGCAGCGATCTGAAGATCACGCGTCCCAACGTGCAGTCCAAGACCCTTCCAGGTAGAAGGAAGGTCACCGTAACGTCAGCCATTGTTATCCCAGCAGGCACCATGCTGGTAGACAACACAGGTGTAGAACTAGGTTATGCGGACGCTTCGCAGGCAGACCATCCACTACACGCAGTGGGTGAACAAAATCTGGTGGTAACAGAAGCAGGCAAACGTTACCTTGCGTCGGACGAGGAAACGCTTGAACAGCTACAGACAGGAGCACCAGTGACAGCAATCATTCCGCTAGCGGAAGACAAGTAATGGCAGTCCTCAGGTCCCCCATCAAGATTATTGGAGGCAAGGGTGTTCTCCGAGGGAAGATACTTCCCTACCTCCCCGAGCGCCGTATTTACGTGGAGCCGTTTGGAGGAGGGGGCAGCGTCCTGCTGGCGAAGGAGCGCAGTGAGGTAGAGGTATTCAACGACCTAGACCCTCGCGTGACCACGCTTTTTCAGGTGATTGTCAGCGACGAAGATCGAGCACGATTGATTGAGCAGCTGATGCTGACGCCTTACAGTCGAGAGGAACGGCTGCACAGCAAGAACCACTGGCAGGATGCCGAGGACGACGTAGCTCGAGCACGGATGTTTTTTGTGGACTGCAGGCAGTCCTTGGGTGGAATGATTGACAGGACCTCGTGGGGACTCGTGACGAATACCAGTGTGCATGGGATGGCGCAGCCCATCAACGCGTACATCGGTGCCATCAAGATGTTGCCTCGCATCGCAGAACGAATGAAGCGTGTCAAAATTTACAACGTTGACTACAAGGAGATCTTCGCGGAGTACGACAGTCCCGACACGCTGTTCTACCTGGACCCTCCCTACCCCAAAGAGACACGCCGGGACGGTTGGTACTACTTTGAGATGACCACTGAAGAGCAAGAAGAAATGGTGAAGGAGGCCAAGCAACTGCAAGGAGCCGTCGTTTTATCTGGCTACCCTAACGATCTGTACAAGGAGCTCGAGCAGCACGGGTGGACTCGAGTATCCTTTGACCGTTCCTGTAACGCAGCTGCTCGAACGAAGCACACACAGTTGCAGGGGGACGGTGTGATTAAAGTGACACAGGGTCGCACGGAATGTTTGTGGCTGAATCCGCAAGCTACTAAGGAGACTGTAAATGACGCTACTGAGTAAACCTGCCATCCTACGTGAGATGGAAGCAGGCAATATTTTAATCGACCCATTTAATCCGGACCACCTTCGCCCCAACAGCTACGACCTAACACTGGGCGAGTGGATCTGGCGGGAGCAACCTACCGCTGGCCTAGTTGGTCCAGTAGGCTCTGGTTTAAATGCCATCTACAACTACTACAGCAAGAAGCACGTGAAGCGCTTGTGGACAAAAGAGCGTGCACTGTACGCGAAAGATCTACTAATGAAAGAGGACTTTCGGAATGGGCGCATAGAAGGGATAGGCCCTAAGGATAAGGTGTTCTTTATTCATCCTGGCGAGAGCATCCTAGCGCACACCAACGAGTTCGTTGGTGGACGCGGTAACACGATTACCAGTCAGCTGTTTGCACGTTCCAGTGCGGGCCGTAACTTCCTCGAAGTGTGCCGCTGTGCAGGTATGGGTGATGTAGGTTATTACAATCGCTGGACACTAGAGATACAAAATAATTCTAAGTATCACTCCCTACCCTTAATAGTTGGTAGGCGCTACGCACAGGTAGCCTTCCAGCAGGTGGAGGCTGTGGAGGACGCAGACGTGTACAACGTGAGCGGTAAATATCACACGGAAGGTGACGTCGAAAAAATGAAAGCAGCGTGGAAGCCAGAAGACATGCTGCCCAGAGCATGGAACGACGCGGAAGCTGTAGCCTGTAAAACAGTTTCTACTTGACATCGTCACGAAGAAAATGTACGAGTAATTAACAGCAAGCAGAGCGACTGTAGAGGCAGGTCGCTAACAATTACGAAAGGAACATTACAATGAGCAAGCCTGTATCCATTCATTTAGTTTGTATCGATCCCCAAAACGATTTCTGCGACCCCAACGGCTCGCTGTACGTTCCTGGGGCTGAGAAGGACATGGAGCGCCTAGCAACCATGGTCCAGCGGATTCATCCGAAACTCGATGACATTCACGTCACCCTCGACAGCCACCGCAAGGTCGACATCGCCCACCCCATCTGGTGGAAGGATTCCTCGGGTGCCCGTCCCGACCCCTTCACCATCATCACCGCAGCCGACGTCCAAGCAGGCAAGTGGAACGCGAAAATGCCCAGCCTTCAGGGGCGGTCGCTGGAGTACCTGCAGCAACTCGAGGCCAACGGACGCTACCCTCACTGCATCTGGCCACCGCACTGTCTCATCGGCAGCTGGGGGCACAACGTGTACCCTGCGCTGTTCGAGGCACTCCAGAAGTGGGAGGACAGCTTCGCCACGGTGGACTTCGTGACGAAGGGATCGAATGTTTTTACCGAGCACTTCAGTGCGGTGAAGGCTGAAGTACCGGACCCGGAGGACCCCACCACGCAGTTGAACGCGAAGTTCGTGCAGACGCTCGAGGACGCGGACATCATTCTGCTGGCGGGCCAGGCGCTGTCACACTGTGTGGCCAACACCATGCGGGACACGGCGGATGCGTTCAGCGACCCGAAGTACATCGAGAAGGTGCACCTGCTGACGGACGCCTCCTCGAACGTACCTGGGTTCGACAACCTGGGCGAGGACTTCGTCAAGGAGTTGACCGGGAAGGGCATGAAGCTCACCACCACGGTCGACTTCTTGAAATAGTCATTACAGTCCTCCACTGAGGACTCCATATTACGAGGAGGTATATTATGCCACGTCTAGGAACCGACGACCCCACAATGGAAACCCATCAGATGGGAGCTTCCAATTTCAGTTTTTCTGCCAAACGCATTGGTGAGCTAGGAGCGTCTGAGTATACGCTTGCACTCCTGGTGATCGACTGCAGCCCTTCCATCAATGGCTTCGTGGACGAGATGGAGAAGGTGGTCAAGGAAGTCGCCAAGGCTTGTCGACGCAGCCCTCGAGCGGACAACCTCATGCTGCGGGTGATCACCTTCAACTCCACGGTGGACGAGTTCCACGGGTTCAAGCCGCTGTCGGAGTGCAACGAGGACGACTACGACGGCTGCATCCAAACCAAGGGTCTCACGGCTCTGTACGATGCTACCTACAACGGTGTGCAGTCGATGGTGCAGTACGGGCGCGACCTGACCGAGCAGGACTTCGACGTGAACGGAGCGGTCTTCGTGATCACCGATGGCATGGACAACCGCTCCAAGCTCACCCGTGACATGGTAAAGGACGCCATGAAGGAAGCGGTGAAAGCGGAGTCGATGGAGTCCATCATCTCTGTGCTCATCGGGGTGAACGCGACGAACCTCAGCGACTACCTCAAGGCGTTCACCGACGAGGCTGGGTTCACGCAGTACGTGGAGATCGCGGACGCGAATGATAAGACCCTGGCGAAGCTGGGTCAGTTCATCTCGAAGTCGATTTCTTCACAATCTCAGGCCCTCGGGACAGGCGGCGCGTCGAAATCATTAAGCTTCTAGCTCTCAACACCAGGTGGCCTGGGGGAGGGCCTGGGCCACCTGCTCAGGAGGTACTCGTGTACGCCGACTCTTATTTTGCCATCGGCAGCAGCCACAAAATCTGTGAAGACTACGCGCTGGCTGGGACAGTGGAAGTAGCAGAATCCTATGCCAGAGGTCAGGAGCGATTCTTTGCTGCTGTAGCTGACGGGTGCTCCTCCTCTAGACACACTGACATAGGAGCCCGCTTCTTGTGCCTTGGTGCGCAGGAAGCGTTGCGACTGTCCCCTCCTTATGAATTCAACGAGCACGCTGTCCTACCGCACGCATGCGCCATGATGGGGAGAATACTTCCTCAGGAATGCCTGGATTCCACTCTGCTACTCGTGTACACGACATCACGCTTTATCAACGTAGCTGCTTCAGGGGATGGTGTAATCGTAGCTCGTCACCGTGATGGAACTATTCACACACAGGAAATCGAATTTAACCACAATGCTCCTGCATATCTCAGCTACCAGATGGACCAGAAAAGACTCGAGGCGTACACCACAGGACAGCTAAACACAGGCGTTCTCGAAGGAGGATGTGGCGTTCGGACGATGAAGTTCATGCTGTACGATGGCAGAATGGGAGCGGGAGTACCTGATCCTGAGATGGACGACCGACGTCTGGACAGTCGTGTAACACGTGACCCCGAAACGTTTTGGCATATCGAGCGGTTCAATAGAAGCCACTTCGACATGGTGGCTGTACTTTCAGACGGTGTACACTCTTTCCAGAAAAAGAATGTGTTGGGACAGCTGGAGAATATTCCACTGCAAGAGGTTCTTCAGCAATTGATGAAACTTAAAAGTGTGAGGGGAGAGTTTGTCACACGACGGTGCAAACGCTTCCTGAGCAAGTACTGCGCTGAGCACGGGTGGTCACATTATGACGACTTCTCAATGGCAGCAGTGTATGCAGAGGAGTACGTAGAGGAGGAGTAGCCATGCAAGTCTATGTGAACGGACAAGCTGTACAACTCGACAAGCGGAACTACCTTGGCCAGGGGGGTGAGGGTGCTGTGTACGCACGGGGGAGCACAGCGTACAAGATTTACGCGGACCGGAAGAAGATGATCCCGGTGGCGAAGATCCAGGAGTTGTCTGTTCTCAAAGACAAACGCATTGTGAAACCAGTTGATGTGCTCACCAACGCGAAGGGGCTTCCCATTGGATACACAATGGCCTGCGTGAAGGGAGGGTACGCACTGTGCCAGCTGTTCCCTCGAGCTTTCCGGGAGCGTAACGGGCTGGACCTTGGGCAAATCACCCACCTCGTACGCGAGCTACAGGAGGGTGTGCATCACGTTCACCAGTCGAAGATACTGCTTGTCGACCTCAACGAAATGAATTTCCTGGTGGACAAGAAGTTTGATGAGATATTTTTCATCGATGCAGATTCCTACCAAACAAAGAGCTTCCCAGCGACAGCGTTGATGGAAAGCATTCGTGACCGGCACATGAAGGGGTCAAGAGGGTTCACAACACTCACGGACTGGTTTGCGTTTAGCGTAGTGAGCTTCCAAATGTTCTGTGGCATCCATCCTTTCAAGGGGAAGCACAAGCAGCTGAAGGGGCTCGACGCACGCATGATAGCTAATGTGTCGGTGTTCAACTCGAGCGTGCGCGTACCTAAGGCTGCGTATCCGGTATCGGTCATTCCAAGTGAGTACCGCGATTGGTACCGAGCGGTGTTCGAGGATGGGAAGCGTGTCGCGCCCCCGGTGCAATCTGGCATGGTGATGGTACTGGTACCCGACTTGCGGGAGATCATCGGGACCAACCTGCTAGACATCATAGAGGTGAGTTCGTACAGTGATGACAAGTGTGTGATACGCGGCGTGTGGGACTTCGGGCAGCACACAGCGGTGGTGACAGACAATTTCGTGTGGCTGAACGGGCACCCGATTCCAGAAGCTGGGACAGCGGTGACTTCGATAGCCTACAGTCCACGACGCAGCAAAGCGGTATCAGTAACGCGCACTAGTCGTGGAGCAAAACTCTACAACCTAACAGACCGCCAAGGCATTGCGTTCCCACTGGAGCCTTCGGACATGATGGCGTACGACGGTCGTGTGTACATGCGTGTACGTGACAACGTGTACGAGCTTGTCCTAGTGGACATGGGAGCCGACGTGGTAGCGACGACACAGCTGGCGGCTACTGTACTAGAGAACGCTACTCAGATGTTCTCGGGGGTGGTGATCCAGGATATGCTGGGCACCATGGTCGTGACGGTGTTCCCGAAAAGCGGTGTCACGCACCAGATACTGCCTGATGAGCTCAAGGGGTACCGGGTGGTCGACGCCAGGTACGACCGTGGGGTACTGATGGTCATCGGAGAAAAGAAGGGGCAGTACGACCGTCTGGTATTCCGCTTCGAGGACGTGCTGTACGATGTGCGCGTGGTGGAGGACATCACGCCATCTGGGCTCAACTTTGTCGTACTTGATTCTGGTGTAACAGTTTGTCTGAACGAGGATGAAAAACTCGAGGTGTTCAAAGCGGACAGGCGTTCTAATAAATTGAGCTACCTTGAAGACCCAGTGCTTGGCGGTGACATGCTGCTGGCTCGCGTGAAGGGGCAGCTGCACTTCTATCGTGGAAACAAGCTCTACCAGATGAGCATGAAACCAGGGAGGTGAGTTATGGAAAATGGACTGACCAAGTACGCCCGCAGAAAAGACGCTACCATCGTGGCCGTCCAGCTGAACCTGGCACTCTATAACACAAACGCAGCAGGGGTTCTCCAGTATAAAAAGTGGGGTGGCATCAATACGGCAAGGGAGGGTGACTGGCTTGTCAACAACGGCGGCGAGTGCTACACCATCGACGTGGAGAGCTTCGCAAGTACGTACACCCTCGTGGACCCCGACACCCCTGGCATCTACTTCAAGACAGGTTCCGTCTGGGCTAAGAAAGCCACGGAGGATGGTGCTGTCAAAACTAAAGAAGGCGAGTCGCACTACAAGGCAGGCGATTGGATCGTCTTCAACAACGAAGACGGTACCGATGGATACAAGGTTACCGATGAGAAGTTCCGCAAGATGTATATCGTAGACTAGCCCTCCCTCCTTTCCGAATTCCCGAAAATAAATAGTTAATCTTCTACTTGGAGGATTAGCTATGCCCAGACAATTCCGTTGCGGGGATGTCGTGGAGCTCAATTACGATTTGAGCATCACTGTCACATTACCAGTCAACCACCCTGTAGCAACTTACCACAGCCGATCTTTGGAGCTCTCACTTCCTACGGGAGCTCAAGCAACCATAGAAAAAGTGAAAAATGGGGAAGCGTATCTGTGCTTCCCAGCATCAGACGACGTTGAAGTGCGTCGCTGGGTGGCACAGAAATACCTGAAACGGGTCCAGTAAAAGGAGCAACAGATGATTGAATGGCGAGTAGGGGATGTCATTCGTATTAAACGTGCGTTTGACTTTGATGCAGTAGGGACCGACGTGAACGTAAAAATCGCGGTCGGCGTAGGACAAACATTCACAGTAACAGAATTGTCGGGGGACGACTTGGTGGTGGAGTTCACGGTAAGTGGTGTGTTCACCGCTACCGTCACCACCACTTGGAACATCTCGCTCATTGACGAGAATGCCATTGAGCTCTTACGCCCGCTCGAAGAAGATCCCCCAGTAGAACCACCAACAGGAGGAGGACCCATGGAGTATCAGCGGTACAGCACAGCCATGATCAGAAAGACGACTAAGAGGCCAGAGGTATTTCTTTACCAGGGTGCGCTGAAATCTATTGCTGCGTACGATGGTAGTGTCGACGGCTGGTACGGTGCGGGTTCTGAAACTGCCGTGAAGGAGTTTCAGACCAAGAACAACCTTGAACCTGTAGATGGTGTGATCGGCAAAGGCACGGCAACAGAGTTGATCACGCAGGCCACATCGTTCGTTCCCGACCTGAACTATCGCATCATGAGCCTCATCGCCTACTACGAAGTGGGCAACCGTCAGGATGCGTTCGGCATGGCAGAGAACGACATTGGCGATAACGCAGGAGCCAACTATGGGATTTTCCAGTGTAACAGCTTAGGAAGCTGCGCATATATGCTTCGTTTAGGTGGCCGTGACGACCTTGCAGCTGTGTACAACAGCACTGATAAGGCTGTGGTCAACCCCACGATCAAAGACTGGTTTGGCAGCGCCGAAGGTATTCAGACACAGGTCAAATACTTTGAGGAGAACACTCTTACGGGAGCGATGCGTGAGCTTCGTGAGTTCGCACTGTTCGATGGATGGGAGAACGACGAGTCGAAGAAAGTATGGTGGGAACGGGCTGTTCTTTTATTCTGCGACAGCCGAATCCAAAACGGTACGATGTGGTCTGGAAGCCGCCGCCCATTCTGGAAAGATCTGGAAGGTGCAGCCGGACGCCCTGTTTCACAGAACATCCCCGAGCTCTTCTACGGTACGTGGTGGGATGAAGTCCTTGGCCGGTACATCAAGTATGAAGATTTCAAAACGATGTGGTGGGCTGAGTATGCACGACAAAACCAAGACATCAAAAAGACCACACTCCAAGTATGTAAGGACCTCGTCTCCAACACCATCCCGGCGTCGGACCCTTCCGCTCAGCTGATGCTGCTGGCGCAGACACGTTCACGCTCGAGCGCTCCCACATGGTGGTACCAGGCAGTGTCTTCTCGGCGCGTCACGGATGCAATGGGAACATCGGAAGCACATC